TTGTCGTTTAATAAAAGAACTAAATCAAAATATTAATCCAGATTTTACTATTATTTAGCACTTTTAACAAAAGTGCCCAAAAAAAAAATTTTTAAAAACTTCCTAATACTTTTATAAAAAGTGACAAAACAAAAATTAATATATAGATGGGTGATTTACCTTTATGGGGTGAAATTTTACAAATGTTTGTAGATAAAACTAAATGGGGTGTAAATAATACTATTAAGTATTATCATGGTTCACATAATCGTGCCTTTAACTAATTTATAAATAAATTATTTTTTTAAAAAAGTTAATAATTATAAATAATGTTATTCTAATTTTTATATTAATAATATTAATTTTGTATATCAGTATACCCTGGACAGGAGACTTATCTTTCAAATTAAAAGATACATTAAAAGTGTGTATATTAAATTAAATCATAAATATATAAATAAACCTTTAAATAAAAAAGTATGTAAAGAAAATTTAGAAACTTTTTCAAAAATATTAAATGATAATAAAATTATATTTTGGTTATCGGAAGGAACAGCATTAGGAGCAAAACGTGAAGGTAATTTTATTGATAATGATGATGATGTTGATATAGGAATGTGGTATAAAGATTTTAATAAATTTAAAAAAATTATACCTCTATTGAAACAAAAAAAATTTAAAATTAGTTTAGAAATTAATAATAATACATTTATACGTTTAGAACGTAATAATGAAACAATTGATATAGATTTTACTGGTAAAGATTTGTATTGTGAAGCATGTAATACAAAAAGAGCAAAATGTAAAACTTGCAATGAATTATTAAAATATTTAGAAAATATGTCTTACATTAATTTTTTAGGAAATAAATATTTATGTCCTTCTATTGATTATTTAGAATATTTATATGGACCCGATTGGAAAACACCAAGAAAAGAAAAATTTATAAATATAAAATAAAAATAAAAGTAATTATTATTATTATATGTTTTTAAACTACATATTAGTTTTATTGTTTTTAGTTAGTTTAGGATTATCAATAAGTTCATTTGTTATATCAAACAAACACTTGAATGCAAAAAGAGGACCGCAAGGACCGCAAGGACCGCAAGGACCGCAAGGACCGCAAGGACCGCAAGGACCGCAAGGTTCACAGGGAGAACCAGGTGTAAATGGTAAATGTCCAACTACTTGTACTAATAATAAATGGATCTATATGCAGTACTCGGGTCATGGATTAGAAGGTTACTGGACTACAGATAAAACACCTTTAATGTTTACACCATCTAGAATATCTAATGGTTTTTATAATGTTAGTATTAATATTGAAACTAATATAGATGGAACAATTATTTTTAATGGTTATTCTGATAATGATGATAGGAATATAAATATCTCGAAAGGTGTAAACAATTTATTTATTCCAAATGTAGAACCAGATGAATCAGTTAAGCAGATTCATTTTAGATTTTTACCAAATGTGGATGATACTAGTACACAATATGTTATTAATAATAATTTGTCTGCTTCATATCAAAAAAATAATTAAGTTAAGTATTATCTATTATTTAAAATAATAATTTTTATATTACAAATATTTAAATGAATTATTTATCAATTGATGAAACTATATTTGTTTCAATTGCGAGTTTTAGAGATTCTCAATGTATTGATACATTAAAAAATTTATACAATAATTCTGATAATCCACAAAATATATATTGTGGTATTTTTACACAAATTGATATTAAAAATAAAAATGAGTTATGTTATGATATGAATTTTCCTTATAATTCTAATATTAGAAGAATAATTATTAAATATGAAGAAGCCAAAGGACCTTTATGGGCTAGAGTTAAAATTATTAAAAATCTATATCAAAATGAAAAATATTTTTTTATGATAGATGCTCATACTAACTTTAAAAAAGGATGGGATACTAATTTAAAAAAATATCTTAATACTCTTAAAGAAAAAGGAGTTGAAAAACCAATTTTATCTAATTATCCTGCTCCTTATAATAATAATAATACAGACAATAGTTTCGTATTATGTAATGTTATTTCTGGAGATAAATATCCCAAAGTATTACAAGCTGAAACCAAAGATCCAGGATATTTTTATCAGTCTTATTTTATTGGAGCAAATTGCATATTTACTTATGGAAACTTTTTAAAAGAAATAAAAATTAATACTTTAGCTGAAAACTTAGAGTATATTTTTGGTGGTGAAGAAATGTTATTATCACTTTTAGCCTTTGTAAATGGATGGGATATTTACTCCATTCCACATAGTATTATTTATCATGATTATAAATCTTCAGACAAGAAAATAAAAGATAAAACAGATTGGTATACTTACTCAAATATTAATAAACAATCTGAAATAGACTCATATAAACAATTAGATAAAATACTTACTTCTAATATGCTAGATAATAAAAGAAAAGTATCTGATTTTTATAAAAAAATAAAATATAAATTACACGAAAAAGATTTTAATTCTAGATTTACAAATTCAAGTAAAAATCATTTATGTAACGAAATGAAAATTATAAAATTGTAAAATATTTTTATAGGTCAATATTGTCGTTTAATTAAATAACTAAACCAAAATATTAACTTAAATTTTATTCTCAAAAAGGTAAATTCTTTACGAATCCGGTGTACAACAAGCTTGGGTTACTACTTCGCGTCCGTCTTTGGTGGTAAGAGTTACTAATGTTTTATTTTGATCTGTGCAATATGGGCCTGAACTTATGGTGCTTTCCGAGGGTTCACAATTTTTATAAATAATGGGGGGATAAAGGGAGCCAAAATTATCTTTTTTACAATCTTTAGTAAATGCCCATATTGATATACCTAATGCAACGCACGCTACTATAAATAAAATAACATTTAACCAAAATTTTCTTGTTAATTGTACCGCCATTTTTTTATTAAATTAAGAATTCCAATCAAATGGATCATTAATTAATTCTTGAATTAATAATTGTATAGCACCAGATTGATCATCACCAGAATCATTATGGGCCTGTGAAATAGTAAATTCGTTTTCACCACAAAATTTAAAAGTTAGACTCCAGTCTGGACTTGAATATTTTGCATTACCAGATTTTGTTAATGGACTATACGGAGGCCAAGGTTTAATTGTTCCTCCTGGAAAGTATGCGTGACCAGAATTAAATCCGTATGTTGAACCTAAATGACCATAACAAGGTATAATACCATATTCTTGAGAAGAGTTAGAATCATACATATAAAACCAGTCCGGTCCCATTATGCCACAATTATATGTATAATTTTGACCCCATGCATTAGCGGCAAGACAAAATGGCGCTCTTATTTTATTATTCCATAAATTTTTCCAATTATCCCCATTATAATTCAAAAATTTATTAGCATAAATTTTCTGTAATTCTTTGTCTCCTATAATTGGATTGTCTGCATTTGGTGAAAGTATATTCATATAAATTTCAGCCATATCACTCGTTTTACCCCAACCATTACCACAACTTACACCAGAGGATGAATCCCAATCAAGAAATTTTGTAGTTGTTTTATCGGGTAAGGTGCGCGTAAAAGTAGTTGGTATTATTCCAGACAAATCTTTTTCTGGTGTTGAAGACATATTTATGGATTGAATAGGTGTATCTTCAATCGTTCCTGAATGAGGAATATTACCTAGTGAAACAGTTTTTTCAAAAGAATAATATCTATTACCTTGTTGATCTTTATTAAAATATTGTTTTCCATTATTACCTTCTGTACCCGCAAAATTTATATTTTTTCTTAATTTTCTTGGTAATAATTGATTTAAATCAATTTTAGACCAATCTGTAGGTGTTTTTTGTTCATATAAAAGCCATAATAATATACCTAAAAATGTATAAGCGCTTGATGAATATTGAGAAGGTGGGTAATTACTTGGAGCTTGATTTTTAGTTATAAAAGTCATAGGAAATTCAAGCGACTTATTAATTGGAACATAATTATCATTTTCATCTTTTTTCCATAATGGATTCCAATCAAAACCAACTATTTCTGATACAAATTCAACCGGTCCAATAGAACTTGTTCTTGATGATAATTGTGCTGAAGTATCCATACCCCATATAGCGTCAGAATCGGGTATACCAGAACGCATCATAGTAACATCAAATATAGATAAATTTTGTAATATATTCTGAAATTCATTTGGTTCAATTTGACTGCAGGTACATTCTACCCCACTTACAAATTTTAATTCGTTTGGATCTTTATCTGCAAGCGTCTCACCAGTATAATCTGCATACCATGCCCAATTACACATATTTGTAGGACAAAATGGACTTTGACAGGTACCACCATATGTATTACTATCTAATGGTATAGGACATATATCTTTACATGTATTACTACAAAATAATCCAGGACTTTCACATTTATTTAATAGAGAATTTTTATCATTTGGACAACAAAATAACCAATCTTTAATAGGTTTAGTAATAGGATTTCCCGTTGATTTTGCTTGTGTATTAGATTTTCTCGTTAAAGTTTCTGTAAAATTTGAATTTTCAAATCCATTTGTTAAATTAAATAAATCTTTATATGTTAAAGAAGGTGGTGCACCTGGTTGTTTTTCATTACCAGTATACCAAGTTATAAACTCATTAATATCTTTTTGTGGATTATTTTTTCTCCATAATTTATAAAGTTGTCCAACAACCATTGCAGAAGTTAATGGTTTTGTACCTGAACCAAAATAATAACTTGGTTCTCCATTTTCTTTGTTATAAATATTACCCGTAATTAAATTTCCTAAATATGTATTTGATACTTTAACTGCTCCTCTATTATCAGGTGTATTTTTAATATAAATACCTAAACTAATACTACTATTTTTAGTTAAAGGATCTTTTAATGAACCACCGGCATTTATTATTACATATTTACTAAGTGCAGTTTCCATTTTATTTTCTAAATATTCCATAAAACTTTTAATTTTTGGATCATTTATATTATTTACTATTGGACCTTCTTCAGAAGGACATTCGTCACATTTAGAATTTATACAACATTTTGAATTTTCACAATCTTTATCATACAC